GTCATGCTGGTCGCCTTAGGCTGGTTTATCAAACTGTTAACTCTTTTTCGCAATGATCTTCGGGTTTTGGAAGGGCGCATTACGAGACTTGAAAGACTGCAGGACGTAGACGAAGAGAAGTGGAAAAACATACGTGAGATTATTGACTTGGGGTTTAAGCATATCGAAAAGATGATAAACCGATTGGAAAAGAAAATTGAAAAATAAAAGGAGCCCTGATGGAATATGCTTCGCATTCCACAGGGCAAGCAAAAAAAGGAAATAGAAATGAGTAATGACCAAAGCAAAATAATTAAAGAACTGAAAGAAAAGTATCCCCAGAACTTATTTCAGATTGAAATACCGGGGGATGATGGGCTCTATATCGCCAGAGAGTGCAGTTGGAGTGAGTTTGCACCCTTTGTTCAGACGGATAATCTTAATGCCGATATGCTTCCGAGTCTCGTGAAAGCCTTCCTGGTCTATCCAAAAATAGAAGATCAAGATTTTGAGTACAACACCACAGGCAAGTGGGCACCGGGCAAGATCATTACATTGGCACAGAAGATTCAAGAAGCATTGGGATACAGTGAAACTGCTACGGTAAAAAGCCTGGGAAACTCGTAAAGGAAGTTGACAAAACTTCCTATCTGCAAATGAGAGCGGTGATCTGTATGAAATTTCCAGCTTATACTTTTGAAACAGTGGATAGTCTACCCTTATCTCGCGTGATGGAAATCTATGCCTCCTGCCAGTGGTTAAGTGATCAGGAAAAGAAAGCAATTGATGAAGCAAAAAGGAAAATGAGATAATGGCTTTCGGAAGCGGATTTACCCAAGCGATCAATATTAAACTCATTGGTTCTTCTAATCTGAAGAACTCCATGGGCGGTGCAGCGAAAGATGTTCAAAAGTTAAAATCTGCTCTTACGGATCTTCGATCAGCAGGCTTAAAACTCATGGGTGTGGGTGTTGGGATTTCAACTGCATTTATCGGTCCCATTGTGCAAGCTTCCAAGTTTAACACGCAATTGGTACGAACCGGAAAACTGGCAGGTGTGGGTGCAGATGAGATGAAAATCTTGGGTGATGTGGCCATGGAACTCGGTGCCAAGACATTATTTACAGCTCAACAGATTGCCATGGGACAGGAAGAATTAGTTCGCTTGGGATTTGGTATGGAAGTGGTAGGAAACAAAGCTGGAGCATTCGGTGAAGTATTGAATTACGCTTCAGCCCACCAGATTGAGATGAATGATTCTGCTCAAATGCTTATCGGAACTTTAAGGTCATTTAATCAGCCATTGACAGATGCACAAAAAGTGTCCGATATGTTTTCAACAGTGCTTTCCAAGACCGGATTTTCCATGGATGGGTTGACTGAAGCGTTAAAAATGGCAAATACATCCATTCCAGCCTTTAATCAATCTATCGAGACACAGCTTACGCTCCTTGGAATACTCGCCAACAGGCAGCAGGGATCCAGTATTGGAGCTCGCAGACTTTCCACAGCAATGACCATGATTTATACCCAGCAGGATAAGATTAATAAACTCTTCGGAACAGATACATTCAAGGTTTATGACGAAGCCACAGGCAAACAGAAAAACTTTATTGATGTGATTTTTGACATGAAAAAAGCGATGAAAAGTTTTTCAGATGAACAGCAGGCGGTAATGTTAAAAGATTTAGTGGGAACGATTGGACTTAAAGGATTAGTCCCTTTACTCAAAGCCCCGGTAGAAGAATTTAAAAGATTAGGGATTGCGATAAATGAGGGTGCGATTTCTACATCAGGTTTTGCTGATGCGGTGCGGAAAACTCCCAAGGGGATGTGGCTCTTAATGAAATCCGCCATCTCCGGTGTGACCATGGAGATTGGTCAGCATTTAATGCCAATCGCAACAGCCACCATGAAAATTATTACCATGCTCTCTGACAAGTTTTTAGGATTTATGAAAGCACATCCGATTTTAGCCAAAGTCGTTCTAATCTCAACTGCTTTACTTGGTGTTTTGGCACTTTTAAGTGGTGGATTATTTCTTGCTACTTCCATGTTGGGTTTAATGATGACATCCACATCCGGTCTTACCACATCCCTTATTTCAATGGCAGCCACCATGACAGGAACAAGCGTTAGCAGTATGACCTTATCCACAGCATTAGGGGTTCTCTCTGGCGTATTGTGGTCAATATTGTGGCCGATCGGAGCAATTGTTCTGGGTGCAATTGCACTCTACAAAGCGTGGCAGCATAATTTTTTAGGACTCAAAGATGTGGTGGATGCAGCATGGACCGCCATTAAGCCTTTCTTTATTTGGATAAAAAGTACATTTACAATGATTTCGACTTGGGTGAAAGCAGGGATTGGTTCCATGATTAAATCCATCCGTGATTGGTATCAAAGTTGGAATTCATCCTTCACCGGCATGAAATCTCCCCTCATGGCTTTTGCCGGTCTGGTGGCATACGTGGTGGGATTTATTGTCGGGATATTTAAAAGAGTTTTTTCTGCTGTAAAACCATACATCATGCCTTTGTTTAAGTTTCTTAAAACAGGATTTAAAGGAGCATTTCAGATTGTAACGGGAATCTTGAAAACGTTTTTCAGCTTCTTTTCAGGCATTTTCAAAATTATAGGCAGCATCTTAAAAGGGGATTTTTCAGGAGCCTTGGATGCTGCCAAAGATATGGTTAAGGGGATGGTGGCTGGAATAAAGACCGCTTTTACAGGTCTTTGGAATCTGATTAAAGGGGTACTGGGATCTATTTACAATATCTTCAAAATTACTTTTGTCGGTGCCTGGAATTTAATTAAAGCTGCCGTATCAGGGGTGTGGAAGGTGATAAAGAATGTCTTCTCTTTTATCTGGGATGGAATCAAATGGGTGGTGTCAGGAATAAAGGATGCAGGTGAGAAGATTTTATCAGCACTGGCCACACCGTTTCAGGCAGGCTGGGAGTTGATAAAGTCGGTTTTTAATGGGGTTAAAAGTTTCTTTTTATCCATCTTTTCTCCTGTGTTTGAATGGCTCTCTTCCACTTGGCAATCCATCGGCAACACCATATCAGGAGTCTGGAACAGTGTTACAACTGGTTTTAATAGTTTCAAGGAAAGTATAACCATCGGTGTTTCCTTTATTGCAGACTTTTTTGTCTCTGCATTTACCTCCATTAAAAGCACCGTATTAACCATCTTTAACGGAATATCGGATGCAATCTCCGGTGTGTGGAATGGGATTAAATCCATGTTCACAAATTCCATTAACTGGGTGATTGATAAGGCAAATTCTTTAATTGGTGGTGTAAACAGTGTAACCGGGAAGGTTGGGATTCCGGCTATACCAGAGATTCCGAAACTGGCGGTTGGTATAATGGAGGTACCGCAGGATATGCTGGCTGTCATCCACAAAGGTGAGGCGGTGATTCCTGCAGATCAGAATCCATTTAAGACCGGTTCAAATTTGACTCAATCTGTTATCAATAACACCGCTTACAACCAGCAGCAGACAAAGTCTGTTTATATTGATCGTTCTGTAAAGGAAAACACCATTTACGTTTCAGCAGACGGAGGAAACCCGGAAGATTTTAAATCTAAACTGATGGATGTGTTTGAAGATTTAGCTGGTAAGTCAGACAAATTGGAAATCGCTATACCATGAGTCTTTTTACAGAACTAAAACCGATTCAGAGCAACAACACATATATGGAAGTGATGCTCGGTGGCGTAATACTTCCTGTTCCACCCAAGAGTATGAAAATTAAGCAATCCATGAAGGTGGATGAGATTGAGATTCCGGGAAGAAGCGGAAAAGTCAAACAACCCATCGGCTATGAAGATAGTGAAATCACACTCTCATTAGAAATCCCTGCCACCTATGAAAACGGCAGAATCAAAGAAAAAGCACCAGACAGATTTAAAGCGATTCAGAGTTTATTCAGGGGCAGTAAAGATACAAAACCACAGGCGGTTGATATTGCATCAACTCTCACTGAAACGATCGGAATCAAGCAGGTCTTAATCAAATCTGTGGAAATATCCGATAGCACCATGGATCTGGTGTCTGTGAATTTGACTCTGTCCGAATATGAATCCATCGAAGTTCAATTAGAATCCCAAGTCCAAGAATTAGAAGCAAAGGAAGAAGCTCAAGAAAAAGGTGAAGAAGCGATTGCCGGAGATGAAAATTTAAGTGAAGCCTTGGGAAATCCAGATAATGATTATCTGTCAGAGCAATATGAAGCAGGGAAGTCTGATGCAATGGGTGGTGAGTTTGATGGCGATTCTCCAGTTGAGGACACAGAATAATGCAATACCCGGGGATAAAAGTAATAGTCAATGAAAAAGAAATCAGTCCTGTGGTGATTCGGTTTGAATTATCATCATCTTTGTATGGTGAGATGGATTCAATGTCTCTTTCCTTTAGGGATGTGGATAATACAATTGCACCCGATCTCACAAGAGGTGATCCAATCAAAATCTCTTGGGGATATGACGAAAACTATGAAGATTTATTTGAAGGAGTGATTTCATCAATTAATGTCCAAAAGGAAGATGTCATTTTAAAAACATTAGACTATTCAGTTGGGTTTAATTCTATTTCTGTCTCACAAACATTTGTAGAAGAGACTGCTTCAAACATTTTAAAATCTGTTCTCTCTGAATCAAATCTCACATTGGAGATTGAAGAGTCTGACCTGGCTTATAAAGTGTTTCCGATCTTTAATGAATCTGCCGCTTCCATTTTACAAAAAATCACGAAAGATGTGGAAAAAGAGACAGCAGTCCCCCAAGTCTATTTCACGCGTGGAGATACATTCATTTGGAAATCTTTGGATATAACCACAACATCTGTGATAAGATTTACCACAGGTGAGAATATTGTCGAGTGGGTAGAAGGGAAAAAACTTACTACACTCATCGTTCCAGTCTTTACAGGGGACATAATCACAATAAACGAATCTGATTTTTTAGTGGAATCTGCCAAATATGTTTGGGATAAGGGCGGTAGAACAACCCTTGGGGTGAGTGCAATATGATTGAAGCATATCTAAAAAAGATTATCGAACGGATTAAGCCTGATATTGGTTTGTATGTAAAACAGCCGATTAAGGGGAAAGTGGTGGCGGTTCAGCCGGATACATACACCTGCGATGTGCAGCCTGAAGACGAGACTCATCCGGTCATTCCATTGGTAGAGATTTTATCAGTCTGGGCAACCCCAATCACTCGTCTTTTGGCATTACCAACTGTTGACAGCATTGTGATTGTGGGATTTTTAGATGGAGATAATGCAAAGCCGTTTATTCAAGGCTTTATCACAGAGACAGGGTTTTCCAATCAATTCTTAATCGAAAGTGAAACTTCAAGAATCTTTTTGGATAGCGATGGAACGGTCACAATAGAGAGTGACACAAAAGTCAATGTCAATGCACCAGAGATTAATTTAGGCGAGTCCGCATCTGAAGCAGTCATAAAAGGTAATACGTTTCAATCACTTTTTAATGCTCATACACATGGGACAGGGGTTGGTCCATCCACACCTCCGATTCAACTTTTAACAGGAGCAGAACTTTCTGGAGTTGTCAAATGCGTATAAGCCCCCATTTTCAATTAAAAGAGTTTACAAAGTCAAAAACGGCTGATGAGAAGAAGATCAATAACACCCCATCAGTGGAGCAGATAAAAAATATTACAGCACTTTGTAAAATTGTATTAGAACCTGTCAGAAAGAACTTTGGAATGCCTATTTATATCACAAGCGGATACAGGTCAAAAGAATTGAATAAGGCTATTGGCGGTTCACTTTACTCTCAACACATGAAAGGGGAAGCAGCAGACTTTGTGGTGAAAGACATTCCTACGCCCAAGGTGTTCGATTATATCGTTTCTCATAGCATCTTATTCGACCAATGTATTTACGAGATAAAAGGAAAGTCAGAGTGGATTCATATTTCTCATAAAAGAAACAGAAAAGAAAAATTAAAAGCAAGTCTGGATGAAACAGGAAGGATGGTTTATCATGCCGTTAAATAAATCAAGCTTGGAGTCAGCTATAAAAACTGCTCTTACTTCATCTGAAGATAAAACGATGGATGAGACGGCAGAACAAATCGCCACAGCTATTGATGAATACATTAAATCAATGACAATAACGGTAGCAGGTTTGGCCACAGCTGGGACGGCAGTGGCACAAGCTCAAACAGCACCTGTTGTGGCAACCATAACATAAATACTAATAGGCCACGGATTACACGGATGAACACAGATAAAAGAATTGTAATAAAAGTAAAGTTTTTCTCTGTGGACTCTGTGGCTAATAATAAAAAGGATAAATAACATGGAAGATTGGTTTTCAATTTATAACGGATTGTATCTCATTGTTCTCATTTTAGGAGCAGTGGCCACACTCGTCACAGCAAAATACAGAAAGGTTGTAAAAGAACTTTCTGAATTGACGGTTGCCTTAAAAAACGGATATAGTGACAAGAAACTGACCAAAGCAGAAAAAGATGAAATCATGAAAGAAGCATTGGATGTGGTTAAATCCATTATTCAACTAAAATGGCGGTTTTAAATCATGATTGAAATTGCTAACTGGGTGGCAAATCTGTTCCTTTTAGGGCTTGGATCTGTGCTTTTAGGATTAGGACTGATTATGATTATCGGCATTATAGTCGGAATGATGGATATTTTCCGTCGACCTTTCATACCAAAGCCTAATAAAAAAGCCGACGTGGGCTAATGTAGGCGGTCGATTTTATGGCAATTTTAGGAAATGATCTCTTTTTAGACGAATCCGGCGATTTATCTCTAAACCCGTCTGGGGATCTATTCACAGTCCAGGGCAATGAGAGTTTGCTGCAGGATATCCGTCATCGCTTGGAATCATCTTATGGTGATCTGTTTTCTCATGAAGAATTTGGTTCAATCTTATTTCAATATTTAGGACAGGCGGATACAGAGTTAAATCGTGCTTTAATTAAACGATCTGTTATTACAGCTTTAGAAGAAGAGAAACGGATTAATCCAAACGCCATCCAGGTGGAACTTTTGAAATACACCCCGGAAGAGATTTTGGTTAATATCTCTTTTATACCCCTGGATAAGATTCATCCTTTAACTCTCCTTTGGGGGATTACAATCGATGAGATTGGTGGATTAAACTGATGATAAAATCATATACAGAAGTAAGAGATGAATTAATCATAGGAGTGGTAGATAATACGAATATCACCAATCTTAATCCTGGTTCTGTTATCCGAACCATTTTAGAGACCATCGCCAAGGCAATGTCAGATTTGTATCAATTAATCCACACCGTAACCAGAGCTGGTTTCATTCAGACAGCTGATGGGAAATGGCTGGATTTAAAAGTGCGTGAGTTAGGCTTATTAAGAAAACAGGGACAAAAAGCTTCCGGATACATCACTTTTTATCGAAATGAAGTAAAGGATGAAAATATTACGATTCCTGCTGGCACGATTGTAAAAACCGTGAAAGATAGTGAAGGAGTTGAATACAGATTTAAAACAATTGAAGAAGTCATTTTACCTGCAGGGGAGACCGAAGTTTTCACCCTTAT